GCTCGTGCAGGACTAGAAGGCCCGTTCAACTTCTCAGGTCGTGTGTTGTATTATGACAACAAGGCGGGCCAGTACTACGATCCCACTACCGACTTCTACGTGGAGCAGGCGGAAATGGACGAGATCAACACCCGCTTCTTTGAACAGTTCAAAAAGTAATACTTAGGTAGTACTACTTTTTCGGTTGACCAATAATCCCCAAAATGCTATAATAATGGCATACAAAGCAAAAAGGAGCCACAATGCAGATCACCACAGCAATCAAACAAATACAAAAAGAAGCAGATTTTCAGGGCATGGGCCTGTTGGAAACCTTGCAAGACATCAAACAAAATGGCCGCATGATGTACAGTGAGCGCACAATGGAAGCGTTTGTTGTTTTTATGCAACAAGGGCAAGAACTTTTTGCCCCGGTTGACCAATAATCCATCTTTTGCTATAATAGAGACATAAACAGTAAACAACCGCATTTCAAAGGAGCCAACAATGAGTGCAATTCGTGTTATCAAAGGTGTGTATCGCAACAAACCCGTTCGCAATATCGCTTTCAATCTTGTGTCAGGCTTTCAATCTGGCGCCAAAGGCAATTTCGTGACAGTAGAAAACAACGGTGCATTTCCCAACTGCCCCGACACCATCCGTATCAAAGTCAACAACATTAGCGACATCGAGTATGTCAATGGAGATGCAGTGAGCAAAGAAAATACAGTGGCATTCGTTGCCCCCCAAGCAGAAGCAGAGACAGAAGAACAAATCATGACACGTATTCGTGAGCGTTTTGACATCCTGCATGAGATGACAAAGGCCTGTGTCAACGGCGACATCCGTGCTATGATTGTGTCAGGTCCTCCCGGAGTTGGCAAATCTTTTGGCGTGGAACAAGAGATCGAAAAAGCCACATTGTTTGACAAATTGGCAGGCAAGCGCCTCCGTGCCGAAGTTGTCAAAGGTAGTGCAACACCCATTGGCTTGTACCAAACCCTGTACAAATACTCAGACGACAACTGTGTGTTGGTGTTTGATGACTGTGACAGCATTTTGCTTGACGACGTGGCCTTGAACTTGCTGAAGGGTGCATTGGACTCCGGCAAGAAGCGTACCATTTCATGGTTGTCAGAATCCAGTGCTCTGCGCCGCGAAGGCATTCCAGATCGTTTCGAGTTCAAAGGTAGTGTAATTTTTATTACCAACTTGAAGTTTGATGGCATGAAGTCGCAAAAATTGCGTGATCACTTGGATGCATTGCAATCACGCTGCCACTACTTGGACTTGACACTGGACACCATGCGTGACAAAGTGTTGCGTATCAAGCAGATTGCCAAGGACGGTGTGTTGTTCCAAGAGTATGACTTTGAACCCTGTGTGCAAGACGAGATTGTTGAGTTCATGGAAGCAAACCAAAATCGCCTGCGTGAGATGAGCTTGCGTATGGCCCTGAAGATCGCAGACTTGCGCAAGAGCTTTGAAGGCAACTGGAAGCGCATGGCTGAGACTACATGCATGAAGAGTGCCTGACATGGCTTGGCTTATTGTGCTACTGTTAATATTTTTAGGGCACATTGGCTTTGCATTCTTATTAGCATTTCTTATTTTGTTACTTGATTGAGTTTTACCCCGGGGATTGGTTGGCTCCGCCCCGGGTTTTTACAACAGGCTCTTCGGAGCCTGTTTTTTTGACTTGTGCATTGTAAGAGTATATACTGTGCTATGTCTCAGCACCTTGTAATCAAATTAAGCCATGATCTTGAACTACGTTTTCAAATAAGATCAACCCCGTTAGCTGAACTATGGTTGGAACGTATGCATCAACGTCATGCCTGGACCATGGACAATCCAGATAGATTTTACGGATTTGGCACTGCTCAACAAGAACAACAACGTGCAGTTGACATGATTCAACAATGCATTGCCATAATCAATGCACATGATCCAATTATTGATCGAGAGTTTGAATACACACAAGATAGTCTCAATTATTTGCACAATATATTTGAACGCTACCACGGTCTACTAGATCAACAAACATCTGAATATTGGCACTCAGCACCTGACACAGTTAGACAATCATTAGCAAATTTAAATTTAGCAGTACACAGATGCGAAGCAGCCATGGCTGCACCTTGCCCAAGGTTTGTTTGCACTTGGTTTGGTATGCCCAAGACCCAACAGTTGGATGTTGACACAATGAAAACTTATGGAGAACTTGAAGTCAAGTTTGGCACAGTATATCTCAACTACTGTGAGATTGGCAAGACTGTGGAAGACCTTGCGCAGGACAATGATATATACATAAGTGATAGTGCATTTAAGCCATTTGGTCACTACAGCGCAGATTTCAATGTGGCATTGTATGATTGGGACTTGAATCAAAAACTACCCAGCATGCAACAATACATTCAGCAACATCAAGAATTTTTTCTTGCTCACAGCATTGAAAATGTGTATAATGTACAAGCACTACCATTGCGATTTCCTGTGGCAGATTTAGAATACACTGGAACTCAACAACAACTAATATCCCAAATAAGGTCACGACAACTTGTGCGTGAAGTAAGCATACAATGAAACAATGCATCATACAGATACGTGACGAAGTAAACATCAAGATTGAAGGTCTGGACCTGGATGTTCGCAAGGCCTTGGTCAATGCATTTAAATATGAAAATCCTGCCGCACGTTATTTGCCGGCAGTGCGTTTAGGACGGTGGGATGGCAAGGTAGCATACTTCCAACTAGGTGGATCAACTTATGTGAACCTGCTGCCAGAGATCATGCCCATCTTGGAAAAGTTTGACTACGACATTGAACTAGATGATCAACGTGACTATTCGAACACATTCAATTTTGAGCAAGTGACTGAAACAAGTTTTGAACATGTGAAATGGCCCAAAGCACACCCGGCAGCAGGTGAACCCATCATGTTGCGTGACTACCAAGTGGAGATCATCAACAACTTCTTGGCCAACCCACAGTGCATACAAGAAGTGGCCACAGGTGCAGGCAAAACAATCATGACAGCAGCCTTGAGCAATGCTGTCACACCTTATGGTCGTAGCATTGTTATTGTGCCCAACAAGAGCTTGGTCACTCAAACTGAAGCAGACTATAAGAACATGGAGCAAGATGTTGGTGTGTATTTTGGCGACCGAAAAGAATACGGACGTCAACACACAATATGCACATGGCAAAGTTTGAACAACCTGCTCAAGAACACCAAGGCCGGCATAGGCGATTGTACCATAGGTGAGTTTTTGGAAGACGTGGTATGTGTTATTGTGGACGAAGTACACATGGCCAAAGCAGATGCGCTAAAAACCTTGTTAACGGGTGTGATGGCTAGAGTGCCAATTCGCTGGGGACTGACTGGAACTGTGCCCAAGGAAAAGTTTGAAAGTCAAGCATTGCTTGTGAGTCTTGGTCCGGTAATTGGTAAACTCAGTGCCAGCGAATTACAACAACAAGGTGTGTTGGCCAACTGCCATGTGAACATTGTGCAACTGATTGATCATGTGGAGTACAAAGATTACCAAAGCGAACTTAAATATTTACTGGAAGAATCAGGACGCTTGGATACCATGGCCGACTTGATAAACCGAGTCAATGAAACAGGCAACACACTAGTGCTAGTAGATCGCACTGAATGTGGCAGACAACTGGTGGAGCGCCTGGGTGAGCGGGCAGTGTTTGTGTCTGGTGCAACCAAAACAAAAAACAGGCAAGCAGAATATGACGAAGTGGCCGACGCAACAGACAAAATTATTGTGGCCACATATGGCGTGGCCGCTGTTGGTATTAATATTCCTAGGATTTTTAATCTGGTTCTTGTAGAACCTGGAAAGAGTTTTGTCCGCGTTATACAAAGCATTGGACGTGGCATACGCAAAGCAGAAGACAAAGATCATGTTCAAATCTGGGACATAACATCAACTTGCAAGTTTGCCAAGCGCCATTTGACCAAGCGCAAACAGTTTTACAAAGAAGCCAACTATCCCTTTACACAAGAGAAACTGGACTGGATGAAATTAGGTTGACTTTTGTCACACAAACCTGTATTATAACAACATGCGAATACTAACACTTGACAACATCCATTACGACCTAGATCATTTGCCTGAAGAAGTAGATGACATGAGGTTTGCCATACTAGACAATTCAAATCCACAAGAGCCAGACTATCATTTCATTCCACTTATCTTTTTAGAAAGTTTCAATGCACCCGCCTTGGTATTGCGTATTGGAGAGAACACCATAAAGATGCCCATGGACTGGCAAATACTCATTGGCGAACCTGAAGTAGGTGACTTGGAAGTATTGCCCTTGACATCAATCAATGATCGTGGTTTTAGAGTGTTCCAGTTTAACCCACTCACAAGTTTCCGTCCGTCATTCCCGGATATTGAAATTTTAGATGTTTATCATGAAGTGTCATGGTATGCACCCAAGCTAAAGAATGGGCAGTTGTTGGCCGTTCCATTAAACGATGATCCTGATCCTGACTGCGTGTACTTTGTGAAAGACATCAGTCGCAACTGTGAGATAGTAGACTACAACAAAAGTTGGTAACATGCCCTACACTGAACCACAACTGTTTGAAAACTTGACTCGCATGGTAAAAATTTACCTGGAAAGTTATCCTGAAGATCAGGAAGGCTTGGAACGATTTCTGCGCTGGGCACACACTCAATATGGCTACCGGTATGGGAACTCTTAAACCCGGCGCCACCTACATCTACGAACGCAACGGCAATGAAGTGTATGCCCGTGAGTCAGGTGCTGACCCCAGCACAAGAGAACTAATGGGCTATGCATATGATCCAGTAAACGGACATCACATTGATTATGACAGCAGAACATCAGATGGTAGGCCCTTGTTTGATCACCTCCAGGAAAGTAAGATGTGGGGCGAAATTCGGCGCCTGGCCAAGACCAATCCTGCTTTACAAGATGCCTTGGAACGTGTTATAATGATATACAAGTTGATCAAGGTAGAAAAGTGAGCGACAAACTAAACATTGCCAATGAAATGCGACAACTGGATCGCAAAAACAGAAACTTCTATCACGAACTCACAGATGAAGAACGCAAGAAGTTTTCAAACTATCTCATGATTCGTTGGGCCAGTTGTGTAGAAGGTTCACGGGACCTACAAGAGTTTTACTTGATTTCCACCAACGAACGATTGAA